CAGCAATTTTACTTAGGTAATCTGCTGCGTTACCTAGCGATGATGCTTGGTTGCTTAGTTCAACATAACCATAACGTGTCATGAAGCTAACAACTGGCTCGAATGTCGCTGGGTCTAGTACTGTACCGCTTGACATTAGTGGGATGTATGGGCAATAGAACGCTGCTGCGTCTGTTTCTGTTGAACCCTTGTAACCTACTAGGATGTCGTCGTTTGCTGCGTACTGGTTTACATAAACACGCATAGTACCGTTTAGTGTACCTACGAATTTTGTGTTTGTTGGTGCCTCGAAAGGACCTTCAGTTGTACGTGCAAATGCGCTTGTTGTTGCTGACTGTAGAACAGTTAGAACGTCTGGGCTTACAACTGCCCAGTTACCTGCGCCACGGCGTGTACGTGCTGCAATTGTGTTTGCATTTTTGTTGATTAGAACTGCTAGTGCTGCATGTTCGTCACCAACGAAAGTAGCTGTACCACTTACACCTGCTTGGTTGTATGTGTCAGCTGCTGCGCCTGCTAGACTTGTTAGAGATGCAATGATCTCTTGGTCGATTTCAGCAGTAATTTCTTGTGCAAGTGCTTGCATAATTTCTGCTTCGACGTCTAGGCCGTGCATTGAGTTAGCGTCTTGCGCTGCTTCAAATGTCCAACGTGCTGATAGCTTACGTGTTTTAGCTTCAACAGTTTGCTTTAGGACTTGAATACTCATTTTCTTACCTGCTTCACCTTCTAGTGTTGCAGTTGCATCCGCTCTGTTTGTTGTTGCGTTACCTGAGTAACCTGTTGCAATTGCGAATGGGCTTAGTGCTTCATCACCTGCAGTTGCGCTGTCAAATGTTTCAGCGTAACGTACACGTAGTGTGTGAATCTGACCAACTGGGCCTGTCATAGGCTGTACACCAACGATCTCGTTAGCAATAACAGTTGGCATTACACGGCGAATAACTGGAAGAATCACTTTGTTAAGTGTTGCAACGTTGCCTGCTTGAGTTGCACCAGCACTTGCACTTTCTGACAAGTAACGCTTAGTGTTTTCAAGTGTTGTTTCCATCACTTTTTTCTTTGTTCCAGTTAGACCGTCTGTTAGGGCTGTTTTAGTTTCTGCCCAATTTTCCATTAGGTTGTCTGCCATTTTCGGTCTCCTTAACTTATACCGGCTAATTTGCGAAGGTTAACAATGTTAGTATCTACCGCAGCTTCTGCTTCAGTTGATTTTCCACCAGTGACTTCTTTTGTAGATTCACTTAGCACCTTCTTAGTTTGAGGTTTAGCATCTTCCTTCAATACTGACGGTAGATACTTATTGAATGCATTTTGTAGATCTGCTGTTTTAGTAGATTCTAGTAGTGCACCCATAATCTCTTTTTGTTGTTTTGAAAGCGGTGCCATCATTTCATTCATGACTAGCTTGCGCTCTGCTTTATCTTCAGCAACACGTGCTTTACGTGTTGATTCAGTTAGCTGAACTTCTTTCTCCACTACGGCTTTGTTTGCTTCATCAAGCTGTGACTTTAGTTCGTCCATTGCTTTGTTCATTTTAGCAACTTCAGTACCTTCATTAAGGTAGCTGCTCATGAACTCTGCTGCAAATGTTTCAAAGATCTTACGTCCAAATGTGTTTTCTTTTGCCACTTGGATGTCTTCTCTTAGTGTTGTTAGTTCGTTCTTGATTGTTGATTCTAGAACTTTTTCAACTTTAGTTGCAGCACCTTCAATGAACTTACGTTTAGTCTGCTCAATGACTTCTTTGCCTTCTTTGATCATTTTGACTTTTGCTTCAACTAGTGAGCGTTTGTCTTCATGAAACTCGTTGAGCTCTTTAGTAAGTTGTTCAAGTACAAAGCCTTCTAATTCGGCCATGTTCTTGTCTTGTGCCTCACGGTCTTCGCGAAGTTCATTAATTTCTTTGCGAAGTGTTTCCATCACAAACTCATCAAGAACACCTGCATGTTCTTTCATATGCTTACGATATTCAACACGATCTTCTGCTACTTTGGCTTTGTCTGCTTGGAACTCTTCAAGTTCTTTTGCAATAACTTCGCCAATCATTGTGTCCATTGCTTCTACGATCTGCGCTTTGTCATTTTCATAACGTTCCGCAAATTCTTCACGTAGTTCTGCTGCAACTTCTTCACGTAGTTCAGTTTGCTTAGTTTCCCATGCTTCACTGATTGAAGATCTAACCTCTTCGGAGAGCGCACCTGAGCTTAATAGTTCATCTATTGAGTGAGCCATATTAATCTCTCCTATACTTCAGGTTGTTTATAAAGTTTGTCACCTCTTCCTGGAGATAACGTTGTGCTCTGTCGTCGTGCTTAACAGCTGAAGCAACATCCATCAGTACATTACCCCTTCTATGATTCATAATTCTTTCATAGATTGGATCGGGATAAGCATCTGGAGCACTTGGATTGGCAACAATGTCTACGGTAATGATTTCAAAATCTTTAACATGACCGCTTTCATTTACGTTGCCACTGCCTCTGCTTGACACGCCTAGTTTGACACCGCTTTCCAATAGGGTTTTACAAATGTTTCCCATTGGAGTCGGAAGTATTTTCAGTTTGCCAATACCGTTGTTACCATCAATATCCATCTCTGTAATCATGTGTGACACACGATCAAGATTAATATTAAGGTCGTCTGGGTGATCAGCTTCACCTAAAACACTAAATCCTTTTTTAATTTTTTCATTAATTGCTTTAACTGCAGTATGAATTTCTTTAGCAGGATAAATTCTATTGTTTTGGTTACGTACATCACCTTCGATAAAGATACCTTTCATATATAGGCTTTTGCCACCGTCAGATTCTTCAATCGCTTCGGTGACAATATTAGCCTGATTATATGTTAAGTGCTCTTGTAAAGACTTATACATAACTTACTTCATTTCTCTTTTTGGTTTTGGTGCTGGCTTTGGGTCGCCTGCATCTTCTGGTCCTGTTACACCCATGTCTTTAGCTGCTGGTGCTTTTGGACTTTTTTCTTCTGAGCCTGCCATGTCAACTGCTTTACCACCCATGTCATTTTTACCTGCAACTGGTGATGCGCCGCTGTCTGTATTGTCTGGCATGCTTACGTTAACTTTTGATAGCTCTACGCCTTCTTCTAGACCGTCGAACTCTTCTTCTAGTTCTTCATCGTCTGAATCGTCGTCTGCTGCTTCGAACGCAATTTCTTCTTCCATTTCTGGTTCTTCTTCTGCTGGTTCGTCGCCCATCATGTCTGCAAATGCTGCACGTAGTTCTGCGATTGCATCTTCAACGTTTGCCATTGCTTCTTCTGCTTCTGGTGCTTCTTCTTCGCCTTCGTCGTCCATGTCCATTGCCATGTCCATTTCAGCGTCATCTGCATCCATGTCTTCTTCGTCTTCGTCTTCGCCGAAAACTTCTTCTGCGTCGATTTCATCTTCAGCTGACTCGATGTCATCTAAAAAATCTTCTTCTGCATCATATGAATCAATTGCTTCTTCAACTTCTTCTTCTGATACATTGTATGTTTCGTCTAAGTCTTCTTCTTGAATATCTTCTTC